AGAGAAGACTAAAGCAGTAGCGAGGGATAAGTAATGTTTAACTTCAGTTTTGATCCTGAACAGTTTGCTTCTTTAGGTAGCTCCTTTGACGAGCCTGATCCTTTTGTGCCTACGCCTGTTGCTCCTCAAACTTTTGTGCCTACATCTGTTGCTCCTAAGCCTGCTACACCGAAGCCTACACAAACGTACAACGCAGGTGATGTAGAAACTCTCTTTGGTGATGCAGGTCAGAAGATAGGAACTAAAACCTATTACGATCAAAAAATCTATGATGGTAATGGGAAAGTTATAGATACTCGTCTTCAACCTAAAAAATATATGTGGTCAGACAACAAAATTGCTTATGAAAACAAAGCAGCTAATCCTGATTTTGATATTGTTAATTTTTATAAAAGCAGTAGAGACAATGCCGACAAGAACATAACAGGAGAAGCTACACGTAAAGTCTTGACTCAGTTCGACCCTAATCGTGGGGAGTTAGCAGGAACTAGCCCTTCGGGTTACTTGTTAGATCAGCAAGTAGGTAAACCTTTTATTGAAGCTATTAGAGATAACAAACTATCTTTAACAAAGAAAAACGATACTCCCTTAGAGTTAGACTACAAGTACGACTATGATGCTAATAATCTGTACATGAAGCAACCTCCTCTATTGGGGAATACTAATCTACAACAAGGTTTTACTGATGAGGAACGAGACACCTATCGGGACTTGATGAAGAGAGGTTCATTTATTGATGTCTCTGGAGGAACGTCTGCGATAGGCGAGTACACAATGGCGTGGATTGAAGACCCTCCAGAGCCTAGTGGTTTCTCTAAGTTTTTGAACAACCCTGTAATGAGTATAATAGGCGCACTTGTTCCACCCATAGGTGTTGCTACAGTCGCTGCTAAAGCTGCAACAGGAGAAACTTTACACGCAGGAGATTGGCTTTCGGTAGGCATACCTGCTTTAGATAAGTTAGGTGTTATTACAGCGCCTGTTTCAGCGGCCAACTCTACCACAGGGGTAGCCACAGTAGGGAAAGGCATAGGGGGTTTAAACTACGCACAGACTACAGGTTTATTGTCATCAGCAGCTACGGGCAATCCTTTAGGTGCAGTAATGAGTGTACTACCTACAGACTTTGTCCCAAGCTCTTTAGAAAAGGCAGGTATTGTTGATCAAGGTGGCGGGAAGTGGAATGGTATACAGATTGATGATCTTACCGCAGGTGTTACTAAAGCGATAAGTAAAGCCGCGACTGGAGCAGACGTAAAAACTTCATTAGCTTCTGGCTTTGGTGAATACATTAGGGAAGGTGGTACACTAGGTAGTTATAGTCTTCCTGACTTTTTAGGAGGGAACTTCCCTGACTTACCAGACTTAGGTATTATAGAAGATGTTGTTCGTGAGGTTGGTCGAAAGACAGAAGATGTGGTACGAGCCGTAGGCAGTGTTATAGATGACGGTGTGCTACAGCCTCTTAAAGAAGCAGCACCTGAAGGTCTTGAGGAGATAGTTAAAGACGCGGGTAGAGCAGCAGAGGACGTAGTTAGAGCAGGTGGTAGTGCAATAGACGATGCTGTTATACAGCCTGTAAGAGAAGTAGCTAAAGTTATAGACGATGCTATTTTACAACCTATAGGTGACGAAGCTTCTAAACTAGACACAGCTCTTAGAGAGTTCTTGCCTAAAGTAGAAGATGTAGTTAGAGAAGCTGTCAACCCTTTAGACGATTGGATAAGTGATGTACAGTCACCCTTTAGCACACCTGACATAGATTTACCTAGCATTGACTTACCTAATATAGACCTGCCTAACTTTAACCTACCAAGTTTAGGCATGGGCATGGGTATGCTTCTTTCAGGTTCACCCGCCCCCACAGCTACAACAGGTAAGCTATTTGAGAATGAGCTATTTAAGTTTAAAAACAAAATAGAACTGACAGAGTTTGGCCCACTTAACCAACCAGAACAAGAAGTAGACATAGAAGAGTTTTTAACATCTCCGTTTGAGTCTGCATTTACAACAACACAAAGGTTTGCATAATGACATACTTACAGCTAGTTAACAGCGTACTACGCAGACTGAGGGAAGATGAAGTTACGTCAGTCTCTCAGAACAGCTACTCTAAACTTATAGGTGAGTTTGTTAACGACTCTAAAAGAACTGTTGAGGATGCCTACGATTGGACAGCCTTACGTGACACACTGACTGTAAGCACAGACGATACAGCCTTTAACTACACACTGGTTGGCTCTGGTAATCGTATGAAGATACTGGACGTTGCTAACGATACCTCTAACTTCTTTATGCAGTACCGCACCTCACACTGGATGAACAACGCTTTCCTCATCAATGATGCACCTACAGGTACTCCACAGTTCTACAGCTTTAACGGTGTGGACGCTAACGGAGACAATGAACTGTTTGCTCTTGCTGATAGGACTCTAGCGGATGCTATAGCCTTTGACGCTGCCCAACATCCCGAAGAAACTATCTGGTATTCTTAAATGGCTCAACAACTACAGAACATTACAGTAGCAGCTCCGGGCTTTATGGGGCTGAACACACAGGAGTCACCCATTGGTGGTGATCCTTCGTTTGCTTCCGTAGCTGACAACTGTGTTATAGATAAGCTAGGTCGCATAGGCGCACGTAAAGGTTGGGACGCTGTGTCTTCTAACGGTGCTGCTGTCCTAGGGAGTAGCCGTGGTATAGAAACAATCTTTGAGTTTATTGATAACTCTGGTGATAAGGTTGTGCTGTCAGCAGGTAACAATAAAGTATTCAAAGGCACTGGCACACTGGTTGACATCACACCTAGCGGTTATACACCTTCCGCAAACAACTGGAAAATAGTATCGTTAAACAACCATGTCTATATGTTCCAAAGAGGGCATGCGCCACTGCTAGGTACAGACGAGTCAGGCTCTTTTGTACTAGAAACTATGGCAGGACACAGCCACAGCACAGGCACTGCACCACAGGGTAACGAGGTACTGGCTGCTTTTGGTAAGCTCTGGGTAGCTGACGTTACAGGTGACAAGCACACTGTCTACTGGTCTGATACATTGAATGGTCATGCGTGGACAGGCGGTGCTACAGGCTCATTAGACTTAACTTTAGTGTGGCCTACAGGCTTTGACGAAGTAGTGTCTCTAGCCGCACACAACAACTTTTTAGTTATCTTTGGTAAGAAGTCTATTGTTGTATACTCAGGTGCTTCTGCACCCGCTAGTATGACACTTGCTGATACAGTAGAGGGCGTAGGTTGTATAGCCAGAGACTCAGTACAGCATACAGGTACTGACATCTTGTTCCTGTCTGACTCAGGTGTACGTAGCTTTACTAGGACTATCCAAGAGAAATCTATGCCTATGCGTGACATCAGTAAGAATGTACGCACTGATCTCACCTCTTTATTGCCACTACAGACTAACGCTATCAAGTCTCTGTACAGTGCTGATGAGGCATTCTATCTGTTAACTTTGCCTGACAGCGACACAACGTACTGCTTTGACATGCGTTCACCTTTGCAGGATGGGTCACAACGTGCTACTACTTGGTCAAACCTACATCCTCTAGCCTTGACTACTACTGAAACAGGTGCTATATACTTTGGTCTTTCTTCAGGCATTGTCGAGTACAAAGGCTACCTAGACGGCACAGCTAACTACCAGATGCGTTACTTCAGTAACCCTATGGACTTTGGCAATGCTTCTAATCTAAAGTTCCTAAAGAAGTTTAACATTACTATCATTGGTGGTCAGAACAGTAACGCTACATTAAACTGGGGTTATGACTACACTACCAACTTTACTAAGCAGGTATTTACTTTAACGGGATCAGTCAACGCAGGTGAGTACGGAGTGTCTGAGTACAACACAACTGCTGAGTACACAGCTACTGCCATTATCAACACACCAAAGGTTAACACTAGCGGTAGCGGTGAGGTAGTAACTATTGGCATTGAAACTGAGATCAACGACACTTCTTTTTCCATTCAAAAAATTGACATACA